AATATTATAGCGGATGGCCGCCACGTGTGCGAACGAGATTGAGAGTTCTATAGAGCCTTCTAGTATAAATGAGACCCCAGACCCCAATTCATAGAGCAAGTTTTGAGAGAGCTCAATCGGGGTACACCCCTCTTATTACAAAAATGCCATCGGTTAAGCGTTTCAAAGTCTCAGCCAAAAACTATTTCCTCACTTATCCACAGTGCTCTCTGACAAAAGAAGAGGCACTTTCCCAATTACAAAACCTTGAAACACCAGTTAACAAGAAGTTCATCAAAATCTGCAGAGAGCTTCATGAGAATGGGGAGCCTCATCTCCATGTGCTCATACAGTTCGAAGGAAAATACCAATGCAAGAATAACAGATTCTTCGATCTGGTCTCCCCAACCAGGTCAGCACATTTCCATCCGAACATACAGGGAGCTAAATCCAGCTCCGACGTCAAGTCCTACATCGACAAGGACGGAGATACACTGGAATGGGGAGAATTCCAGATCGACGGCAGATCTGCTAGAGGAGGCAAGCAGTCTGCTAATGATTCATATGCCAAGGCGTTAAATGCAGATTCTGTTCAATCTGCCATGGCGGTTTTAAGGGAAGAACAGCCAAAAGATTTCGTCTTGCAGAATCATAACATCCGCTCCAATCTAGAGAGGATATTCAAAAAGGCTCCGGAACCGTGGGTTCCTCCGTTTCAACTCTCGTCCTTCACTAACGTTCCCGATGAGATGCAGGAGTGGGCGGATGATTATTTTGGAAGAGGTTCCGCTGCGCGGCCACAGAGACCATTGAGTATCATCGTAGAAGGTGATTCAAGGACAGGGAAGACCATGTGGGCTCGTGCGTTAGGCCCACATAATTATCTAAGTGGACACCTGGACTTCAATGGTCGAGTCTTTTCGAATGAAGTGGAGTATAACGTCATTGATGACGTCGCACCGCACTATCTAAAGCTAAAGCACTGGAAAGAATTGATCGGGGCCCAAAAAGACTGGCAGTCAAATTGCAAATACGGCAAGCCAGTTCAAATTAAAGGTGGAATCCCATCAATCGTGCTTTGCAATCCTGGTGAGGGTGCTAGCTATAAAGCTTTCCTGGACAAAGAGGAAAACGCATCTCTCAGGAACTGGACTGTCAAGAATGCGATCTTCATCACCCTCACATCCGCCCTCTATCAAGAAGGCACACAGGCAGGCCAAGAAGAGGGCGATCAGGAGGAGGCGGATTGATCTGGAGTGCGGTTGCTCCATCTACTTCCACATAGGCTGCACGGGACATGGATTCACGCACCGGGGAACTCATCACTGCACGTCAGGCGGAGAATGGCGTGTATACCTGGGAGATAGAAAATCCCCTGTATTTCAAGATGTACAGGGTAGAGGATCCGTTGTACACCAGGACAAGGGTCTACCATATCCAGATACGGTTCAACCACAACCTGAGGAGAGCGTTGCATCTCCACAAAGCTTACCTGAACTTCCAAGTCTGGACGACATCGATGAAAGCTTCTGGGTCAACTTATTTAATTAGGTTTAGACATTTAGTTAACATGTACTTAGATCAGTTAGGCGTGATTTGCATAAACAATGTAATCAGAGCTGTTCGATTCGCGACAGACAGATCGTATGTGAGTCATGTACTGGAAAATCATTCAATAAAATTTAAATTTTATTAATTCATGATCGAATCGTAAAAATAGATCCGAATCTTCAAGGTTGCATACACGGGGTTAGAGGCATGAGTACATGCCATGTACAATAACAGGGCGTTCTCCGTATGATTCTCGTACTTAGCGGCTTCCTGGTGGTTGTAGACGACACGAGTATTGACCTTCCAGAAACGCTTGACCAGCGCCTGTTCATTACTGGCATACTGTCCACCTGTCACCTTCGAGTAGAACTTGTGCAATACCTGGAAACGATCACGCAGATCGTTCTTAACCGTGGCTGTACTAGGCTCGTTGTCGAACATGTTGAACACCTGACCGAAATCCATAGGCGTACCATACGGTCGACGGTCTCGGACCAACCAGAACATCACACTGTTCGTGTGATTCTTGAGCTTGATGTTCTCATCCATCCATACCTTAACTAAAATATACACAGACTTAACACAGAAACGCTTACCCACACGGTGGGTAATGCCATTGCCACGTGTGACATCGGATATACACATGACCTTACCGACATGAGAGATGTCATGCCTTTGCTCAAACGACTGGATCTTACAAGGCCCTTCACAGCCTCGTGGCACATCTGGACTGGTCAAAGTCCGATATATCCTGGGCTTCTTGAACATAGGCCGATCAACCCAAGCCTGGGCCTTGTTGAATTTTGGGCCCATACCGCCACGTGGTGAGTAATTCGCATTGCGGCTCACCTTTGACGTTCCCGCGATCGAGCGCCATGGAAGATCGCGCTTAGGCATTTTGAGTTAAAGACACAGGCCCAATAAGCTTTTCATTTATAGACCAGTCAACAACTTCGGGCCCAAGTAGTTTGAAATAAACAGGCGCGGCAGGCGCAATATGATTGGCCGATGACACGAGTAATGAAAAGCGGCGCGCGTGAGAGAGTACGGCACCAATGAGAGCGCGCGGGGGGGGGTACCCCAAAGCGCGGCCATCCGGT